TGCTAAAAGAAGGTATGTGCAAAACAGACATTGCAAAACAACTTGGCATTAGTAGAAATTTACTATATTCATATTTATATAGAAAGGAATAAAATGATAATAGCTTGGTTTAGTTGCGGTGTAACATCCGCAGTAGCTTGTAAGATAGCACTAAGTCTGTATGATGATGTGCAAATTTACTACATCGAAACAGGTTCCGGGCATCCAGATAATGTCCGATTTATCTCAGATTGCGAGAGATGGTACGGGCAGCCAATTCATACCATTCGCAGCGATAAGTTTTTCAACGTAAAAGATGTACTGATTAAAAAACGGTACATCAATGGTCCTACTGGTGCAACTTGCACATTAGAACTAAAGAAACAAGTCCGTTACAAGCTAGAGAAGGAACTTGGTTCTTGGGACGGTCAAGTTTGGGGCTTTGATTACGACCCTAAAGAGATAAACCGAGCCATCCGATTAAAACAGCAGTACCCAAACACAAAGCCACTGTTTCCGCTAATTGAAAAACAGATTACGAAGCCGGATGCGATGGGAATGCTTTGGAAAGCTGGTATTGAAATTCCGGCCATGTACAAGATGGGCTACAATAACAACAACTGCATCGGTTGCGTGAAAGGGGGAATGGGATACTGGAACAAGATACGGAAGGACTTCCCGGAAGTATTTGCTCAAATGGCGCAGATTGAGCGTGATGTTGGAGCTACCTGCTTGAAAGATAAAGACGGGCGCATCTTCTTGGATGAACTACCAACGTGGCGGGGCGACCCAGTAGAAGAGATTATACCGGATTGCTCGCTTATCTGCCAGATAGAGTTTCAAGAGATAATCGACAGACAGGTAGAACGAGTATTGAAAGGAGAAATTAGTATTAATGATGTAGTCTGAAAAGCTCAAAACGATATAGAAATGAAGAAAAAGAAACTATATATCAGCCTGCCAATTAGTGGCTTCTCACTTAACGCCGTTGCCTTGGAAGCAGAAAGCTACAAGCTAATGTGGGAAGAGGAAGGTTTTGAAGTTGTGACACCTTTCGATCTATCTCCAGATAGCGAAAAACCATACTCCTATCACATGGGGAAGGATATAGAAGGGCTTTTGGAATGTGACGTCGTTTATTTTGCACCTGGTTGGGTTGATTCAAAGGGGTGTAATCTTGAATATGCTGCCGCTAAAATTTATGGAAAAACAATTTATACATAAAAAGAAAGAAAGGAGTGAGATATGAGTGAATTATATATACCGCCTGAGCGATTTGAGAGAGACTTTATTACCGGACGATTTTTAAAGGGTTGTGTTTCTCACAACAAGGGTCGTAAAATGGTTTATCATTCAAAACGTTCCAAGGCCAGAAGTATAAAAAATCTGTCTAAAGGACGTGGGGCTTGGCATAAGACTGGTGCAGGCATGAATAAAAAGAGCGTTGTTTTGATAAAGGATGAGAAATTATGTGGAGTATTCCCTTCGATACAAATGGCTGGTAAGATGATTGGCGTGGCTCCTTCTTTGATCAGTGCTATATGTCGGAAAGTGAGAGGCAAACATACGGCTAATGGATACAGATGTTTTTTTGAAGATAGCAATGATTGGTATAATTTAATTAAACAAGATTATGAATAATGACAGGCAGAAGATATTAACTGATTATATTTCTTACTTATACACAACAGGCAGGACTTATGATACTGTCGGGAAATATATCAAGCATGTCACGGATTTTTTAGAGATGACCAAAGAAGTGAACCGCCGTGGTTATTTGAATTACAAGCGTGAAAATGCAGATGTCATGGTGCGTCATTCGCTAATGTGTTCAGCTATATGCGATCTATTATCCTATCTCAACATCGGATATGGAAAAAGGGAAAAGGCGGTGAAACCTTTGGAAAAACTTGATGTCATTTCGGATAAGAACAAGAAACAACTTAATGATTTCATTATATGGCTGACTGACAACAATGATTACTCTTCTCATACAGTTTATATCTATTATACATCCATGAAGAAGTATTTCGAATACGCCAATGAGGTAAACATGGATAATTGCAGGAGGTTTATAAAAAGTCTTGAAGAAGAAAAATTATCTCCCGCTACCATCCGTTTGCGGATTACAGCAATCGAAAGATTTTCTAAATGGCTGAAGAAGCCTATAGAGCTGAATCGCCCCAAAATAAAGCGCAAGCTTGATGTGAACAATGTGCCGACCGAAGAGGAATATAACCGGCTGTTGGAATATCTCAAGGGAAAAAACAATAAGGATTACTACTTTTTTATCAAGGTATTGGGTACAACGGGTGCCCGTCTGTCGGAATTCCAGCAGTTCACGTGGGAAGACATCATATCCGGGGAAGTGACATTAAAAGGAAAGGGTAACAAGTACAGACGTTTTTTCTTCCAAAAGCAATTGCAGCAAGAAGCGAAGGCCTATGCTAAGGAACATGGTAAGACCGGGCTTTTTGCGGTAGGGAGATTCGGACCGTTGACCCAGAGAGGCTTTTCCCAGCACTTGAAAGCATGGGGTAAACATTGCGGCATTGATTCAAAGAAGATGCACGCACACGCCTTTCGCCATTTTTTCGCTAAGATGTTCCTTAAAAAAAACAAAGATGTAATTCAACTCGCTGACCTTTTAGGCCATGGGAGTGTAGACACAACTAGAATTTATTTGCAAAAAAGTTATGACGAACAAAAAAAAGATTTTAATCGAAACGTTACATGGTAGTGTTGCGCAGCTCAATGAACTGTCATCCATGACCGAAGGGATAGACATCTATGACGATGCCGGGCATGTTGACACCGATTTCTTGATCGAAGCGATATCTTGCGTCAGTGCCTTCATGGACGCAAACAACATAGTTGTAGAAAAAATATCTTCACTGTTAGCGCCGGATGTTCCGATAGCTGAAAAGAAAAAGCAGGCTGACGAAGGCAAAAAATGGAGTGTGGAAGAGATATTGAAACATTGTACTCTTGAGGACGGTGTTCTGAAACTTCCTCAAGTTCAATTTAACAAAAAGTCTTATGCCGAAGCAAAGAAGTGGATAGAAGAAGCCGGCGGCTCATGGCAAGGTGGGAAGATACAGGGTTTCACATTCCCGTTTAATCCGAAACGTGTGTTTTCCGTTTTGAAAGAGGGTAAACGGTGCAACCTACAGCAGGATTACCAGTTTTTTGAAACTCCGGCCGATGTTGCCGACTGGCTGGTTATGCTTGCCGGAGGGATACATGAGGATGATACGGTACTGGAGCCAAGTGCCGGGCGTGGCGCGCTTATTAAAGCAATTCACCGAGCTTGTCCTTCTGTGATGGTTGAGTGTTATGAGCTGATGCCGGAAAACAGAGAATTTCTTCACACCCTTAACAACGTAATATTGCTTGATGAAGACTTTACCAAAGACAGTGTAGGTAGTTACACTAAGATTATTGCAAATCCTCCGTTTTCCGGTAATCAGGATATAGAGCATGTCAGGCTTATGTATGATCGGTTGGAAGAAGGCGGCACACTTGCAGCAATAACCAGCCAACACTGGAAATTCGCTTCGGAAAAGAGATGTATTGATTTCCGCAACTGGCT